TTATTTCAAACATTAAATAAGTATTATATAGTTCATAAATGTTATCTATCACTTTATAATTTTGATCTATCCAATCATAAAAGTCTAATTTATTGTTATTATTTTTTAAATATTCTTTGTATTTTTTAAAATAATCTAAAATATTATATAAATTAATATTTTTAGTAGAATTATAATTATAATCGGTTCCTGATAAAATACAAATTTGTTTAAATTCTTCAAATGATAAATCTAAATCTATTAATATTTTATCCAAATGATATAAAATAACTGTTTCATTTACCAAGCTTAGATATCTCATAACTCTTGGACAACCATATAAAAATAAATCCATATCTTCACTTAAGCATGCATACGCATACTTTTTAATCACTAATTTAGCACATAATTCATCCGCTTCTCCTAACGCTTGAATATAATATACACCAAATGCATCTAGTAAATTATGAACATTTACAATATCATTATATTTAACTCGCGTAAATTTTTTTTTTAAACTATTAATAGTTTCGGTTATATCTTTTTTTTTATCAGGATCGAGTACTTGAGTAATTTCTTTTTGCAATTCATTATATTTAATTTCAGCAATTTTTTTATCATTATTTCTTTTATTAATAATATTAAATTTTTCTTTTGGAGGTTTACCATCAAATACAAATATTGGTATAATTTTATAATATTTAAACAACGCTATCATTAAATACATATTTTCAATTAAATTATTTTCTGAAATAAATCGATACAAATATATACTTGTATCAATTACAACAATTTTATTTTCTAATTCATTTAATTTGGTTTTAACTATTGACTTGGTTGTAGCCTTTTTTTTCATATATGTATTTAAATATTGAATACCCATTGATCGAGTAATTTAATTTATTTTATGAATTATCAATTTTTAATATTAAAAAATATTTATACTTGTCATACGCATACTTTTATTATTAGAATTATTAGAATTATTGTATTTTGATGTAATTTTTTCTGAAAAACTTTCATTACTTAACCTAGAAATAATTAAATCCGTAAATGATTCTACTCTTTCTCTCTCTCTTTTAAAATCAAATATATTTGATTTATCATTATTTTTTTTACACCAGCGCAAAAAAATTGGAAAATTATTTATTAAAGATGCTGTAAATACATAATATGCATATGCATGTGTATCCTCGGTGTATTTATTCGTATTATTTACATGTTTTAAAACCTTTGTGGCTTGTGTAACCGAAAAACTAATTTCCTTATCTAAAAGTTTTGTAAAAGATTCGTCAAAATCTTTTAAATTAGATGTTTTCATATGACTTACTATTAATAATAAAATTATTCTAGCCCATATTTCTACATAAGTTTCATTTATTTCATAATTTATTTTTAATCCTAAAATTTCTTTAAGTTTATCTTTTGCGTAATTAATATCAAGAGTTGCAAAATCTAAATTTAAATTATGCATTAATTCATGTATTAATACTTTAAACCACTCTTCCTTTCTATATATTGTAATACTTGAGTTCGTATTACATCCAGCTGTTGAAAATCCAGTATTTACTTCATTCGGGCCAAATGGGGTTGTATAATTAACAGGTGCATTTTTTGTAAAATGCGTTAAATATATTTTTATTTCTAAATTATCAGAACAAATTCTATTATTATTTGTTAATAAATAAATAACCAAAAAAACATATTGACTATAAAGTAAAATAGTCTCTTTACTTGTATCATCATAACAAATAAAATATATAGTTATATTTCTAGAATTTATAGTGCTAGTTACTTTATATATTTTTCCTTTAGTATTTTCAATATAATCGCTAATTTTTTCTGGAATCCACATACTTGATGATTTTTTTACATGGTAAATTGTGTCAATTGTAACTCTTGTTTTTTTAAAAACGTTATCTCCGTTTTTTAATTTATTATAAATAGATTTTGTAAATGATTTCATTTATTTTATACTGCTATTATAAATATTTATTTTGTTATAAATATTTATTTTATAGTGCTAATATAAATTTTGTAAAAAATTTATGTTTTTTTAGTTCATTAAAGTTATTAAATAATCTAATTCTCTCTTTTACATTTAAATAATTTGTAGAATTCGTTTCATAATCTACAATTTCTTTACATATTTCTTTTTTATTCATATTTTTTTTATTTTTACACTTTTTTATTTTATAAAATTCTAATATATTTAATAAATTATTTGTACTATAATTTAAATCATAATTCATTTGTAATGCAAGTTTATAACTTATATCATTAGTTTCATTAGTTTCATTAGTTTCATTAGTTTCATTAGTTTCATTAGTTTCATTAGTTTCATTAGTTTCATTAGTTTCATTTTCTACTATATCATACGTTATATTCATTACAAACAATAAATAATATGTTTTTAAATATAAAATTGAAAATAAAAATAAATATTTTTAAAAATCAAATGACTTATAACAACAATCAAACTCAAAATGAAGAAAAATATCTATCATATAAAGATATTTATAATTCAAGAAAATATCTAGTATGTTTATTGCCAAAACCGTGCAGAGAAGTATTAAATGTATCACTTAAAAAAAAAATAGAGAACAGTGACATGCTATATAAAGTATTTTCCGATTCAATTCAATCTCAATATTCTACGTCGAAAACTTATATATTATCTATTATATGTGTAACTGACGAAAAATGGGTGCATGAAAATTATATATATAATATTGTTTTTATAGCGGTTCCAAAAGATCTAATTTATAAATTAGAAAATGAAAATATACACTGTATTAAATATTATATTGGAAAATCAAATAATAGTACAGAATTTAAGATTTTAAATGAGGCACCTCATTTAAATATGCTTTCAACAGGTGATTCCGATGGTAATTATTTACCATTTAGTTGGTTAGTAAATATGTCATAATAATTTATCAAGTAAATCCATGTGTTTAAAAATACATTTATTAGTAATACCAGGCGAAGTTTTAACCTTCATATTAGAAATTTGTTTAACTTTGGAATAAATTGTATTATAGTTTTCTATATTATTTATTTTAATTTTTGAAATTGAAGTAGTAACTACCAAATAAATTATTTCACTTAATTCATCAATTTCATTTTTTTTATCATTTTTTTCTATATATTCTTCTAATATATTAAATAAACTAATTATTAATTTATATATTATAATATAGTCTATAATATTGAAATTCATCAAATTTGATAAAAAAATAAATTCAGCTCTATTTTTTTCATTACGTTTATTATTTTCGCAAAATTTATCATAATCAATTTCTGGATTACAATATGTTATATCAAAAATTTTATTTTTATAGTTAGATTTCAGTTCATCTAATAAATTTTTAAAATTATTAAGTTTATCAAATAAATCTGTAAATAATTTAGCATATAAATTAGAATATAATGAATGGCACGATATAATATCAAAAATAAATTTCGAAAAAACTAATAAATCATTTGGAGTTTTCATAGCAATAACATCTATTTCTTTAATAATTTTTTCTAAAATTTTAGAATAATTTTTCTCAGTTATTATATTTAATAATTTTCTAACATTATTCATATTATTTTCTAATCCATCTTGTTTATTAAATTTAGTCGTATTAAAATTTTTTACATAATTCCAATCATTATTTAATTTGTTATCCTTTTTTGGATATTTTAAATTATTAAATTGTTGTTTAAATTGTGGTGCTTTATTATATTCTGGTGAACCAACTTCATATACTAATTTATTAATAATATCATTGATTTCGTTTGGTAATTTTTGTAACGGATTATTAATAATATAATTTTTAAAATCTGATAATATATATCTCATTACATTAAATATTAATTATTTTTTATATTTTTATATAAATTATATATATAATGAGAGAAGCTAGAAAAAACGCCGGGTCAATGTTTATCGGAAATAATCCAATGGCATATTTTGTAGGAAATCTTATGGTTTCAATAATATCATTATTGCTAATATTATTAGTAGGCGAGTATTTATGGAATAATGTATTGGTTAAAGTAACAACAGGATTTAAACCAGTATCAAGTGTTTGGCAAATTTTAGGAATTGTCGTTTTGGTAAAATTAATTTTGTGTTAAATTTATAATATTTATTAATAATAAAGTTTAAACATAATATTAATATTAATATTAATATTATGACTGATGTTAATGATGTAAATGAAGATGATGTAATTGATAAAACAATTACATGTTGGGATGATTTAGATATTAAGCCTGAACTTTTAAGAGGAATATATGCATATGGATTTGAAAAACCTAGTCCTATTCAAAAACAGTCTATTTTACCGTTATTAAATGGCAAAGATGTGTTGGCTCAAGCGCAATCAGGAACAGGTAAAACCGCTTGTTTTACAATATCTAGTTTACATTTAGTTGATGTTGATATCAATAGTACGCAAACAATAATTATTGCTCCAACAAGAGAACTATCATATCAAATTAAAAATGTAGTAGATGATATAGGAATTAATATTAAAAAATTAAAAACTCAATTATTAGTTGGCGGAACATCAACTGATAATGATATAAAATTATTAAGAGAGAATACACCCCATATAATAATCGGTTGCCCAGGAAGAATTCAGGATATGTTACGCCGAAAATATATCAATTATAATATAAAATTACTTGTTTTGGATGAAGCTGATGAAATGTTATCATCGGGATTTAAAGAACAAATATATAATATTTTTCAGTATTTATCGAATGATATTCAAATTGCTTTATTTAGCGCTACAATACCATCATCGTTATATGCTTTAACAGATAAATTTATGAGAAATCCTGTAAAAATAATTGTAAAAAATGAACAATTAACATTAGAGGGTATTAAACAATATTTTGTTAATTTAGAAGATGATAATATGAAATATGATACATTAAAAGATTTATTTAGCATTATTTCTGTAGCACAATGTATTATATACTGTAATAGCGTAAAAAGAGTAAATGATCTATATGAGGCAATGGCACAAGACGATTATCCGGTATGTCAAATACATAGTAGTTTAGATAAAATAGATAGGCAAGCAAATTATGATATGTTTCGGCGAGGAGATAAAAGAGTATTAATTTCATCAAATGTAACAGCCAGAGGTATCGATATACAACAAGTTAGTACAGTTATTAATTTTGATATACCCAAGTGTTGTAGTACTTATTTACATCGCATTGGAAGAAGTGGACGATGGGGGCGAAAGGGTACAGCAATTAATTTTATAACTAGAAGAGATGTAAAAAATTTAAAAGAAATCGAAAGTTTTTATGATACTCAAATCTCTGAATTACCAACTACTTTTACGGGAGATTAATTTATTTCGTAAACAATTTAACATAATAATATTTTTTATTATTATGTTAGATAAATCAATTGAATTTAATTTACCAATAATATATTTAGAAAAAAAATATAAAATAACTCAGAATATCAAAAGTGATTTAGAATTAGTTGATATATCAAATCAATCACTGTATAATAAAATCATATCTTCTGATAAGAATTTTTCAACAAAATTAACAAATAAATGGTCAGAATATTACACAACAGATACTAAATTCTTATTAGATTATCAATCATTTTTAAAAAAATACAAACCAATTTCTGAAACTTTTAATAAATCAAATATTATTGAAGTTGAAAAAATTATTCATGAAATAGATAACGAAACCGGATTCTATGAAAAATATAAATATATTGATATTAATTTTTTAAAAGATATTAATAAATCAGCATCTATGTTACAAATATTAACATTGTATAATTTAACAGCTCCAGTGTTAAGTATTGCAGTTCCAATTTTAATGTTAATAATACCATTTTTTTTAATAAAATTTCAAGGACATCCAGTTACATTAAAAATGTATATTTCTACATTAGTAAAACTATTTAAACATCACGCACTGGGTCAAATTTTTTCTAAATATTCAGAAGCCGATTTGAATCAAAAATTATTTTTATTATTTTCATTGGGGTTTTATATATTTAATATATATCAAAATATACATTCATGTATTGTTTTTTATAAAAATTTATATAAAATTCAAAACAATCTCTCTAATATTAATCAATTTATTGAAATATCTATAAATAATATTGATAACATTAATAAATATTCTAAAAAATCATTTCATAAATTTTTAGATAAAAATAATTATGTTAAATTACAATTACTACAATTTAAATCGGATTTGGATAAAATTCAATTATCTAAATTAAAAATTACTCATATTGCACAAATAGGAAATATTTTAAAATGTTTTTATGAGTTATTTACAAATAATCTTTATAATGAAATCTTAAAATATTGTATTGATTTACATTATTACCTATTAAATATAGAAAATATTCAAAGACATATATCAAATAAGAAATTAAATTTTTGTAAATTTTCTGAAAATAAAACGTCATTTAAAGGAGCTTATTTTATTTCATTAATAGATGAAGTACCGATTACAAATGATTATAATCTAGATAAACAAATATTAATTACCGGACCAAATGCTGCCGGGAAAACCACATTATTAAAAACAACGTTATTTAATATCATACTATCTCAACAACTTGGTCTTGGATGTTATAAACGTGCAAATGTTAATACTTACAAATATATACATTCTTATATTAATATACCAGATACATCACAGCGCGATAGTCTTTTTCAAGCAGAAGCTAGACGTTGTAAAGAAATTTTAGATTCTTTATCTCATTCGGAATCAGAAAAAGATAGACATTTTTGCATTTTTGATGAAATTTTTTCTGGAACTAATCCGACTGAAGCTATTGCTAGTGCCTATAGTTTCTTAAATTATATTGCTCAATATAAAAATCTTGATTATATCTTAACTACACATTATGTTAAATTATGTAAGTTATTAGATAATAATAATAATTTAAGTAATAAACATATGAAAATAGAAAATGATTCTAGTACATATAAATTAGAAAATGGTATTTCGAAAATAAAAGGCGGAATTAAAGTTCTAAAAGATTTAAATTATAATGAAATAATAATTGAAGAAGCTAATAAAGTTATAAATGATATAGATATTTAAATAATATACGTTTAATTATAATTTAAATAATATACATAAAACATAATTAAATGAATCTTTTTAGTTTAGATGGAGTTGGACTTATTATATCTTTAGCCATGACATTATTAATTTCAGGAGCTATAATGTATTATTGTTTACGAAAATTTAAAACTTTAGAATCAAATTTAATTGACCAAGGAAATGTATTAAAAACATTTATTATTAAACAACAATCAGAAGGATCATATGACCATAGTTTAGCGAATCAATCTGCCATAGAATCTGCTAAAATACAAATTTCTGCAAATAATAAAATAGATGTATCTGATGATTCGCAAGATGAAGAAAGTGATTATTCTTCGGATAATAGCGATAATAGCGATAATTCAGAAAAAAAAATAACTTTAAAGACAGAAGAATTGAGTAATGTTTTTTTAGAAGATTCTACTAAAATAATTAATATAGAAAATCTAATCGATAATAATGCAAATGATGGGGATAATATAATTGTCACAGACCTTGTCACAGACCTTGTCACAGACCTTGTCACCGACATTGTCATCAACAATGGAAGCAACAATGGAAGCAACAATGGAAGCAAGCATGGAAGCAAGCATGGAAGCAACAATGGAAGCAAGCATGGAAGCGACGATGAAAGCGACGATGAAAGCGACGATGAAAGCAACAATGAAAGCAACAGCGATAACGAAAATAATGATAATAAATTAATTACAGAATTATTTCAAACTAATACTACAGAATTGATTAAAAATAATTTAGAAAATAAGTCAACAAAAAAAATGAATATTAAAAAAATGAAAATAGATGATTTGCGAGATTTAGTATTAAAAAGATCAATCGATACAGAAGATAATATTAAAAACATGAAAAAAGATAAATTAATTAATCTTTTAAATAACAATAATATAAATTAAAATAATTTATATGTATATAAATGGCATCTAATATGCAGTTTAGGTTAATTTTAACAAATAATGCAGATACAATAATAAGTAATAATCAACAAATAGCACAAGGTAATTGTAGTAATATAGAACCGATTTTAGATACTAAACCAATTAGTCAAACTCCTTTTTTAATATCAAACGTAACTGATAATTCTTTACAATTTGATTATAGTGATTTAAAAGATAATTATATTAAAAATTATATTTATTCGGCTTCTAAATATACACCTGTTTTAAATAATATTACATGATAATTTTTAATATTTTGATATTAAAAGTTATCAAATATATATATATATATGAAAATTTTAAGTATTGATGTAGGAATAAAAAATTTAGCAATATGCGTAATTGAAACAAATAATAATGATTTTGATATCAAGTATTGGGATGTAATTAATCTTTTAGAAGAAAAGGTATATTATTGTAATTGTTCTGTACATAATAAAAAAAATTCCAAACCATGTACAAAATTAGCTCAATATTATAAAGATGATAATTATTTTTGCAAAATACATGCTAATTCAAGTAATTATAAATTACCTACATCTACAATTAATAGCTATAAATCATTAAAAATAGATGATCTAAATATATTATGCAATGAATATGAAATAGATATAGTTAAAAATACAAAAAATAATATTCATAAACAAATACAGGAATACATTGAAAATTATATTTTAAATTCTATTACTAAACTCAATAGTAATAATATAAATTTAATTGATATAGGAAAATCTATAAAACATAATTTAGATAAATTAGATATATTTATTTTTTTAAATTTAGATTATGTTTTAATTGAAAATCAAATAAGTCCTATTGCAAATAGAATGAATTGTATACAAGGAATGATAACTCAATATTTTATAATGAAAGATATAAATAATATATTATTTGTATCAGCAGGTAATAAATTAAAAAATTTTATTGGAAATAAAAGAACTAAATACAATGAGAGAAAAAAATTAAGTATTACAATCACTAGAGCATTATTATTAAAAAATGATATGGATAATTTTAATAAAGAAAAAATAATAGATATGTTTGATAAGCATAAAAAAAAGGACGATTTAGCTGATTCATTTTTACAAGGTATTTGGTTTTTATCTCAAAATAATAAAGCAATTAACGAATTAATTAAAAAAATAGAAATATAATATTAAATTCGTACTACTTAAAATTATAAGTTCTTATTCATCTATAATGAGTGAATTAGAACCAGTTGTTATAGAACTAAATGAAAATGATGCAACAACTAATATTAATTTAAATAATACTTTTGAGCCTACATTTGGAAAACAATCGTCTGTAAATTTTGGTGGTGGAATTGAATTATTAATGAATGAAAAAAAAAAGGGAACCGGGTCTAGTGCTGATATTGGTTTAGCCGAGTTAAGTGAATTAGAAAATGAATTAAATGATTTAACCACTGATATAAATATAAAAGGTTCAGATATTTCGAAATCTAGTATTTTTAATAATGCTATTAATTCTTTCAGTAATACTAATAAAAAAGATTTAAATAATGGATTTGACAGTAATGATAAAGAAGTAAATTTAAATAATGCCCCAAATTTAAATAATGCCCCAAAATTAGGTGAACAAACCGCTAATAATTTAAATGTAAATAAGACATGGGATGGATATGGAAAAGTTAACCAAATACCTGTATTTTCGGATGAAGAGCCAATGACAAAAGAAGAATTGGTAAGAGAGAAATTTAAATTTTTAAGAAGATTAGAGGATTTAGAAAGAAAAGGAGCGACATTAACAAAAAAATATACGATGGATTCTCCTTTACAAGAACTTCAAGGTGAATATGAAATGATTCTGGCAGAAAGAGAAAAGTCAAACAGTGTAAAATTTCAAGCTAAAATGTTAATGGCTTGTGTAACTGGTTTAGAATTTTTAAATAATAAATTTGATCCTTTTGACTTAAAAATGGAAGGTTGGGGAGAGCAAATAAATGAAAATATCAATGATTATGATGAAATTTTTCAAGAACTACATGATAAATATAAATCTAAAGCAAAAATTGCTCCAGAATTGAAATTATTATTCCAATTAGGTGGTTCCGCGATTATGGTACATATGACTAATACAATGTTTAAGTCTGCTTTACCCGGAATGGATGATATTATGAAACAAAATCCTGAATTGATGCAGCAATTTAGTCAAGCTGCAGTAAATTCTATGGGCGAATCTAACCCGGGATTTGGTAATTTTATGAATAATTTTGTTCCCGGCAATAATGCACCTGCTCCTCCAAATATGGGTGCTCCACCGCCTCCAATGGAAACACAGAGTACAAAAAGTCAAAGATACGCTCCACCGACAAATCGACCAGACTTAACATCTTCAAGAACACAGTCCGGTATTAGCATTGAAGAACTTGGGTCATCATTCGATAATCCACAACATATTAAAACTCCTGCTCCTCAAAAAAGACCTGAAATGAAAGGACCTAGTGATATTTCGCAAATTTTATCAGGATTAAAAACTAAACAAGTAAACGTCCCGGCTCAAACAGAAGAGCGCGATCCAAGCACTGTTAGTATTTCTGATTTAAAAGAATTGAGTAGTCAAAAACAACCAAAATCGAATAGAAAACAATCAAATAGTCAAAAAAATACCATTAGTTTAGATCTGTAATATATAATTAATAATATTCCATATAAAAAATTGAATTATTACTATATTATAATTTAATTTTATAATGAATAATAGTGAAATTTACATTCTTTTAGACACTAGTTATTTCATATTTTATAGATATTATGCATTAATTGGTTGGTGGAAATTGGCAAATGCTGATATTGAACTTGGAATCCCAATTGAAAATGAAATATTTGTTGAAAAATTTAAAAAAACATTTATTAACAAACTTAAAGAAATACCAAAAAAATTAAAAATAAAAAACTATAAATTAATTGCGGCACTAGATTGTCCTAGAAAAGATATATGGCGTAATTCTTTATTTAACAAATATAAAGAAAACCGTGTTTATGATGATACTTTTATGGGTGGACCATTCTTTAAATTAGGAAAAGATATTTTAGAACAAGAAAAAATACCAATGCTATATCACAATAAATTAGAAGCGGATGATTGTAATGCTTTAACTTGTAAACATATATTATCCCAAAATACGGACGCTTTAATTTATATAATAGCAAATGATATGGATTATTTACAATTGGCATCAGATAAAGTAAAAATAATTAATTTACAATATAAAGATTTAACTATGAGTAAAAAGTGGTCTGGTAATGCTGAA